TTATAACACCTAAATAACTAAAAAAATACGTAAAAATGTCAGCCATTATAACTGATCAACTTAGAATATTGAATGCTAAGAATTTTGTCTCAGCAGCAACTTCTACTGTCAATTCATATTATTCTTTTGTTGGTTTACCTAATGCAACTAATTATTCTTCTACTTGGGATGCCAATCCTCCTGCTCCTAAGGATAGTTTTGACCAAGAAGATGATTATTGGGATACTATGGTAGCACTTAAGAAGATTACAACTTCTGACGTGCGTAGAGTGGTTACTAAGAATACTTGGACTTCTGGTATAACTTATGACATGTATAGGGGAGATATTAGTAGAACAAATACAGCAAAACCTTCTGGAGCAACTAATTTATATGCCTCAAAATATTTTGTAGTAAATGAAGATTATAAGGTCTACATTTGCCTTCAGAATGGAACAGATCCAGAAAATACTACAGGAAGACCTTCACTAGATCAACCCACATTTACAGATCTTGAACCTAAATCTGCAGGTGATAGTGGTGATGGTTATGTATGGAAATATCTTTATACTATTAAACCAAGCGATATTGCAAAATTTGATTCAACTAATTTTATGCCTGTTCCTAGTGATTGGGAAACAAGCACTGATAATGCTGCTGTAAGAGATAATGCATCAACTAGTGGACAATTAAAAATTGCTACTATTATTAATAGAGGATCTGGTATAGGAACTGCTAATAGAACTTATACTGGTGTTCCTGTAAATGGTGATGGATCTGGAGCAGAGGCAACTATTGTTATTAATAATGATGCTAAAGTTGAGTCTATTAATATAGCAAAAGGTGGATCTGGTTACACTTATGGTACTATTGATCTAGTTGCTGGTGGAGTTCCTGTAGGTACTACTACTCCAGTTTTTAATGTTATTATTCCTCCTCAAGGAGGTCATGGAGAAGATATCTACAGAGAATTGGGAGCAACTAATGTTTTAATATATTCTAAAATTGAAAATGATGCAGAAAACCCTGATTTTATCACTGGAAACCAAATTGCTAGAATTGGAATTGTAGAGAATCCTCAAGCTTATGATTCAACTTCCAATTTAACTCTTTCTAAAGCAAGTTCTCTTTATGCATTAAAATTAATTGGAGCAGGTTATACTACTGCTACTTTTAATTTAGATGGTCAAGTTACTCAGACTGTAGGGGTAGGTTCTACTGCTGTAGGAAGAGTTGTTTCTTATGACCAAACTACAGGAGTTCTTAAATATTGGCAAGATAAAAGTTTAGTTGGATTTAATACTGACGGATCTTTAAAAACTGATCCTACTTATGGTTATTCATTACATGCATTTACAGCAAATCCTACTACTGGAGGAAATGTTAATATTGCTAGTAATGAGGGTACTTTAGGAATAGATACTAACTTTGGAAGTTCAGGTAGTCCTGGTATAAGTACCATAATAAATAATAGAACATATTACCTTGGGCAGAGTTTTAATCAAGGAGTTTCAAATCCTGAAGTTAAGAAGTACTCTGGAAATATAATTTATGTTGATAACAGACCTTCTATTACTAGGTCTGCTAACCAAAGAGAAGATATCAAAGTCATTTTGCAATTCTAAAGAATCATGCCACAGGAAACCAATTTAAACGTCGCTCCTTATTTTGACGATTTTAATGCAAAAGACAATTATTGCAAAATATTATTTAAACCTGGATTGCCAGTACAGGCTAGAGAATTAACAGGAATTCAATCTATTTTACAGAATCAGATTGAAAAATTTGGACAACATGTTTTTAAGGATGGATCTTCTGTAACTGGAGGAGGAGTTAGGTATAATGGAGCTTATACTTCAGTTAGAATACAAAGATCTAATGAGGGAATAGATGTTGCTTCATATCTTAGCGATTTAATAGGTCAAGTAGTAATTGGTAGTCAATCTGGAGTAAAAGCTAAAATAAAATCATTTATAGGTAAACCACTTAGCGGTAATTGGTATGTTTTATTCATTTCATATTTAAATACTGGTGGTGAAGATAATGAAATATTTACTGGCGGTGAAAGTTTATTGTTAGATAATAATGTATTATCTACTTTGAATGGATTAACTTTTCAACCAGGAGAACCTATAGCTCAAGCTGTAGATGAAAATTGTTGTTTTACTGGAAGTGCAGCAATATTATCTAATGGAATTTATTTTGTAAGAGGGTATTTTATAGAAGTTCCTTCTCAAACTATTATTTTAGATCCTTATAGGAGTGATGTAAGTTTTAAAGTAGGATTGGAAGTTAAAGAATCTATTATTACTTCAGATTTAGATCAAAAATTAACAGATAATGCAGCTGGATATAGTAACTATACAGCTCCTGGTGCTGATAGATTGGGTATTACTGTAAGATTGAGGTCTATAAGTCCACTTGAAGAAAAACCATCTAATTTTATAGATTTGATGGAAATTATACAAGGAGAATTAGTTTATGTACGTCAAGAAAATGATTATAATGAACTAGCAAATGAATTTGCTAGAAGAACTTTTGACGAATCTGGCAATTACTATATTAAACCATTTTCTCTTACTGTTAGAAATACTTTAAATAATTATGAAGGAAATAATGGTATCTTTAATAAAGAGCAAACAACTTATAATAATCAAACTCCAAGTGATGATTTAGGAACTTACAGGTTATCTCCAGGAAAAGCTTATATTAAAGGATATGAGTGCGAAACTATAACTCCTTCATATCTAGATTTTGAAAAACCAAGAACAACAAAGAATTTAGAAAATCAAAGTATTAATTATGTCACTGGACCTACTTTTACTTTAAACAGAGTTTCTGGAGCTCCTCAAATTGGAGTAGGTACTAATTATACAGTTAGTTTAAGAGATCAAAGAGTTGGTGCTGCTGCAACCACTGCTGCTGGTAAAGAGATAGGATTAGCACGAGTATATGATTTTGCTTTAGAATCTGGTTCTTATAATGCTTCTAATGCAGATGAAAATGAATGGGATATTGCTTTATATGATATACAGACTTACACCAATATTACTTTAAATTCTAATCCAGAAAAAGCTTTAACTGTTCCTACTCATGTAAAAGGAAAATCTAGTGGAGCTACTGGATATCTAAGATTTAATTCTGTAGGTACTGCTGTAACTGTTTATAATTCTAAAGGAAAATTTATTAGCGGTGAACAGTTAATTTATAATGGAGTGGAAAGCGGAAATATATCTGCAGCATCTACATCTTATACTACCAGTGATATTAAGTCTATTAATGGTACTGTAAGTACCGCAAGCACTTTTAATGCTGATGTAAAACAAAGTCTATTTGCTAACCTTGGGCAAGTTAATATTAGTGCAGCAACTACTTCAGGAGCATCTTTAGGAATTTCTACAGTTACTAGTGCAGATCCAAGTAAATTCTTTGTTGGAATTGCTACAGTTGGAAATATTGTAGAATATAGTAGTCCAGGAAAAACAACTGTTTCATATGCAAGAATCGAAAGTGTTTCTCAAAATTCTTTAACCATTTCTGGTGTTACTAGTGTTACTGGAGTATGTGATGGTGGTTTGCCTACTATAATAGCTGGTGATTCTCTTTCTGGAGAAATTAATCCATCTAACTTTAAGATATTAACTTCTCAATTCCAATCATCAGAAGATAATAATTTATATACTAAATTACCTAAAAATAATATTTCAAATGTAGATTTAACAAATTCTCATATTACTATCAGAAAACAGTTTGATGTAAATATAACTGACAATTCTACTGGTAGTATTAGTAGTGGAAGTGAAGAAGAGACTTTCATGCCTTATGATGAAGAAGATTATGTGTTGATAAGAAATGATGGGGTTACAGAATCATTATCATCAGATAAATTTGATTTTAATGAAGGTTCTACTCAATTAACAATTAATGGATTAGGAACTAATAGTGGTGCTAAGTTAATAGCAACATTACGTAAAATAAATGTAAAAGAGAAAATTAAAGAAAAACAGAAAATTACCATACTTAATATAGTAGGATCTGCTAGTTCTATATCTGGAATTGGAACTACTACATTAAATAATGGATTAACTTTTAATACAGTATATGGAACTAGGGTTCAAGATGAAGAAATTTCATTAAATGTTCCTGATGTTACTAATGTGTACGGAGTATTTGAATCTTCCAATGCTAGTGCTCCTATCTTCCCAGTAATAACATTAAGTTCTATTAATAGCTCTACAGGAAAAACAGGTGATCTTTTAATAGGTGAAAAATTTGTAGGAGATAGTAGTAAATCTACTGGAATTTATATCAGTAAGAAAAGTGATTCTGCCATAAATTATGCTCTTTTAAATGATTTTGATATCCAAATTGGAGAAACAATAACTTTCCAAGAATCTGGAATCAAGGCTACAGTTGGTTCTCTTACATTAGGATCTAATAATATTACTGATGAATTTACTTATGATGATGGTCAGAGAAATACAATTTATGATTATGCTAGATTAATAAGAAAATCTGGATTTAATCCACCAGATCATCAATTAAGTATTGTATTTGAATCTGCTTATTTTACAGCATCTGATACTGGAGATGTAACTACTGTCAATAGTTATGATAATTTTGATTATGGTAAGTTGAAAGTAATTAATGATACTAGAGTAAGTGATATCATTGATATAAGACCTAGAGTTACTGATTTTTCAGGAACTTCTAGATCTCCATTTGAATTTTTGGGAAGATCATTTGATGGATCTGGAAATTCTGCTAAAAATATTTTAGCATCTGATGGATCTATTTTATTAGATTATTCATTCTATCTTCCTAGAATGGATAAAATATACCTCAGTCAGGGAGGAAAATTCCAATTAGTTAAAGGAATTCCTGCTGAAACTCCAGAATGGCCTGTTCCTATAGATGGAGCATTAGAAGTAGCTTCTATAAAGTTACCAGCATATCTCTTTAATATTAACAATGCAAGTATCACTCTTGCAAACTATAAGAGATATCAGATGAGTGATATCAATAAGCTTGAAAAGAGAATTGAAAATTTAGAATTTTACACTTCACTTTCTCTGTTAGAAAATGAAACTTTAAATATGCAAATCACTGATAGTGATGGATTAAATAGATTTAAATCTGGATTCTTTGTAGATGATTTTTCTAATACCGATAGTCAACTTAAAACTACTGTAGTAAAGAATGCTATAGATTTTCATAATGGGGAGTTAAGACCTTCTCCATATACTACTCAATTGGATCTTAAATTAGATTTAAATAGTGCCAATAATATTAAGAAAACTGGTAGGGTATTAACTCTAGATTATTATAATGAAATACAATTACAACAAAATTTTGCTACAAGAGTTGAAAATGTTACTCCATATCTTGTAAGTTATTATGGAGGAACTATTAATTTACTTCCAGATTCTGATATATGGGTAGATGAAGTTGTACTTGAAGCTAAACATGAAGATCTTACCACATATACTGAAACTACTGAACAATTAGATGCTGCTGGATTTGACTCTAGAGCAGGATATGGTCCTGTAACTTGGGGTGGATGGTCTGATAATTGGACAGGTTGGGATTCTAGTGGTTCAAGTAGTAGTCAAGGATGGCAAGGAGATTCTTTAGTAAGAACTACTACTACATCTCAAACTAGAACTGGTACTTCAACTAGAACAGCTTCGAGAACTTTAAAAAGAGAAACCTTTAGTACTATTAATGAAGGACCTAAGGTAATTAATACTCAAGTAAGTTCATACATGAGATCTAGGAATATTAGATTTGATGCTAGAACTTTAAAACCTCAAACAGGACTTTATGCATTCTTTGATGGTCAAGATGTATCAAAATATATTATTCCAAAACTTCTTGAAATTTCAATGACTACTGGAACCTTTGCAGTAGGAGAAACTGTTATTGGTACTGATGCTAATGGTAAAGAATTAATTAGATTTAAAGTAGCACAATCAAATCATAAACGTGGACCTTTTAATGATCCTACTGAAATATATAAAGCTAATCCTTATTATCAATTTACTCCTCTTTATAAAGGAACTTCTGTTTTAGTTGATAATATTGTTCCTGAATCTTCAACTACAACATCTACAAATTTATCTGGTGCTTCTGATGTTGCAAATATACCAGAATTATATTCTTCAACATCTACTATTCTTAATATAGATTTAGAAGCTTTGTCTGAAAGGGCAGAGAATACATATTTTGGATATGTTGAAAAGAGTCTTAAATTAGTAGGTCAAACATCCAATGCCCAAGCTACAATTTCTGATGTAAGACTCAGAAGTGATAGTATTGGTAATATAATTGGTTCTTTCTTTATTCCTAACCCTAATGATATAACTACTCCTAAGTTTGATACTGGCAAAAAAGTATTCAGACTTACTAGTAATAAGTTTAATAGTCAAATTCCAGGTAACGTTACTTGTGATGCTACAGATATATTTGAAGCATCTGGAACTCTTAATACAGTTCAATCGACTATCATTAGTGTTAAAAATATTCATAGTGATATTATAACCAAACAGGAGTCCAAGTCTATAAGAGGAGAAACCACTACTACATCTTCTTCTCATGTATTAGATGTAAGAAGATATAATAATACATCAGTTGCTGCTGATGTTGATGATAATGGTGTAATTGATGAAAGACCTGAGGAAGGTTGGAAGACTCAGCAAGATGTATTTGTTGGACATGCAGATGTTCATGAAGGAAGAGCAAATGCAGTAGTAGATCCAATTGCTCAAGCTTTTATTAATAAGAGAGGAGATGATAGTGATCTTGATATGGGTTCTGCTGCTTATTGGTCTACTCAATTAGCAGAAGAATTAGGTGCTAATGCTACTTCTGAGCAAATTACAGCTAGAATGGAGGAGCATATAGCATTTGCTGATGCATTAGAAGCAGATCCAGTATTTGAAGAAGCATGGACAAGTGCTAATGCTGATCTGATTTCTGCAGGTAAGCAGAAGATGTCAGAACTGACAGGAATATCTGATTGGGATGCAGATGCATTGAAGGTTCCATGCGGAGAAGGACATCGTGATCCACTTGCACAGTCTTTCTGGGTTGATGGAGCTGGAATTTATGCTACTAAAGTAGATCTTTACTTTGGTTCTAAAGATAACTTCTTACCTGTAAGTGTTCAATTAAGAACTATTAAATTAGGAGTTCCTACTACTGAAATAATTCCTTTTGGAGAAGTGGTTTTAGAACCAGATCAAGTAAATGTATCAGATGATGCTTCTGTTAAAACTACAGTTACTTTCCCATCTCCAGTATTTCTTCCAGGTGGTCAATCTTATGCACTTGTTCTTCTATCAAACAGTAATGATTATACTGCTTGGATATCTAGAATGGGAGAAGTTGATGTTCAAACAAAAGATAGACCAGAATCTGAGCAAGTAGTTGTAAGTGCTCAACCTACTTTAGGTTCTCTATTTAAATCTCAGAATGGAGAAACTTGGAATCCAAGTCAATATGAAGATCTTAAATTTACTCTTTGGAGAGCTAGATTTAAAGAAAGAGTTGGAACTATTAATTTTGTAAATCCACCTTTAGTGACATATTCTGAGGATATTCCACCTTTACTTAAAGATTCTTTTAAAATCAATTCTAACAAAATAAGAATTGGATTTAACACTACTATATCAGATGCTGGAGTAACTGTTGGAAATATAATTTCACAAGATGGAAGCAATGCTACTGGAAGGTTGGCTGGAACTGGAGGAACAGCAAATGGTAATTTAACTATTACTAATGCTGGTGTAGGATTTACTCCTTCCTCTGGTGCTTGGACATATCAAAATATTTCTTTGAATACTATTACTGGTTTTGGTCAAAATGCAACTGCTAATATTACTATTACTAATGGAGTAGCATCTGCTGCTACCATAGCAAATGGAGGTAGTGGTTATGTTATAGGTGATGTTGTAGGTATAACATCTGTTGGTCTTAATTCTCTAGGTAGAGATATTAAATTCTCTATTGGGGCTGTTAGTGGTATTAATGAATACGTTCTTGATAATGTTCAAGGTGATTTTGCAACTGGTGTTGGTAAGACAATTAGATATACTACAAGTGCTGGAATAGTTACTCTTAACCATGCTGTTGGCGGTAATGTCTGGTTATCTGGTTCTCCTGTAACTACTAATGATGGACTTCACATTCAAGTTAATCAAAAGAATCATGGAATGTATTCCAATCAAAATACAGTAACATTTACTGATGTAGGATCCGATGTTCCTGCTACTCAATTAGCAGCAGATTATGATTCTTCTTCAACTGGTTCTATTATTGTAGATGATGGAACAGACTTTGCTGAATTTGAAAATGTTGGTGTTGGTTCTACTAACTTAGGTTATGTTAAGGTTGGAAGTGAAATTCTTTCTTATAGTGGAGTAGTTAATAACACATTAACAGGTGTTACTAGAGGAGTTGATTCTACTCAAACATTAAATCATAATGAATTGGATTTAGTTCATAAGTATGAATTGAATGGGGTATCTTTAAGAAGAATTAATACTAATCATAATATAGCAAATGCTACAGTTGCTAATCCCAAAGGACTTGATTACTTTAATGTTAAGATTGATATGTCCACTAATGGAGTAGATAGATCAGTTGGAACTAGTCTTCCTAAGTTGCATTTCAATCAAACTAAATCTGCTGGAGGTTCTCAAATACTTTCTACAGAAAATATACCATTTGAAGTTGTAACTCCTATAGTTCAGAATATAACACCAGCAGGATCTAATGTAACAGCTCAGATTAGAACAGTTACTTCATCTAGTATAGATGGATCAGAAGCACCTTATCAAGATAAGGGATTTGAAGGTATCACTTTAGAGGGTGATAATTATATGTCATCTCCTAGAATGATTGCTTCTAGAATTAATGAAACAACATCATTACCTAATCTCCCCGACAATAAGTCATTTACTTTAAACTTATCTCTTTATGGTGCTGATTCCTCAGTATCTCCTGTAATTGATTTGGATAGAATTGGAGTTATTCTTACTTCAAATAGACTTAACAATCCAGTTGATGATTGGATTACTGATAATAGAGTTAATACTCTAAAAGATGATCCTAATGCATTTGTTTATGCAATAAAACCAGTAGCATTAAAAGATGGAGCAACTGGAATTAAGATCCATATGGAAGGACACATAAATGTAACTAGTGATATTAGAGCATTTTATGCTATTCCTGAAGGACCTAATGATGAATTAATATATCAACCATTCCCAGGATATCCTAATTTACTATCTACTGGACAAATAATAGATCCAGCAAAGAATAGTGGATTACCAGATAAAGCCCTTCCTAAAACTGATGTTATAGCATATACTTCAGATCAGGTTGTATGGAATGATTATGAATTCACTATTGATGATCTTCCAACCTTTAAATACTTTAGTATTAAATTGGTAGGTACTGGTACTAATCAGGCACAACCACCTAGAGTTAAAGGTCTTAGAGTAATTGCACTTGCTTAACATGAAAGTAAAAGGACATAATGATCTCATTAGAGATGAAAATAGTAATGCTATAGTGAATACTAATTCAAGTGAATATGATAACTATCTTTCTCATCGTGCTAAAAGAAAGCAAGGAACTGAAAGAATAGATAATATGGAGAATGATTTGAAATCTTTAAAGGATGATATTAATGAAATCAAAACTTTACTAAGAGCACTATCTAATGGCTAAAAACACTCTTACTTTTGAT